GCTTCGTTAAAGTTATCTGCACTACCATGAAAAGTTTGACGCATATCTAAAAGAATACGGTCTATTAAAACTTCAGCAATCTCTATATCGTCTAATCCCTGTAGACGCAAAGCACTGGTATGGGCTGTCATACCCAAGAAACTCTTTAATGCTTCTGCATCTTTAACTGAATGCGTAATGTTTGCGCTTAATGTAGGTATAACATCTTCATCAAATTTACCTAGTAAGTCTGTATTTTTTGATAGACCCACCTGTTGTAATAAGTAAGTTTTAGCACCAACATAGTCACGTTCAGTTCTTAAACCATTGCTTGCCACAAATGCAGCAACTGGGTTAAACTTAAGGTCTTCAGCAATACCCTTATTCTTTCTAGTATTACCATAGAAACGTTGAACAAAGTTCTCAAAGTGAACTAAAGATACACCTCTACCAGCAAGGTATTGTAGTGAAGCCAACTTCTCAGTATCTATTCTTTGGCCAGTCTTGCCTTGGGCTAAATCTGGGAAAAGACCTCTGGCTACATCTAAATTACTTAGGTTAACTATCTCTTCAGTTACCTCAGTAGACTGTCTTCCAACAAGACTTGCACCTGCAGCAATAGACCTAGTACCTGCTGTTAAATATTGTGAGTTTAAAGTTAATGCTTGAATTAATAATTGAACTTCATTATCATTTAGTTTGCCTAATACACCTTTTTTATTCATTGCTTCTGTAATGTATTCAGCCTGAGCAAGTTTACGCTCTAAAGATGACAACTCTTGAGGTTCTTTTCCGATTGTATTAGCGTAATCAGAAATCATTGCTAGCCTTGCATCTTTATCATACATATCAGCAGGAGTAGGTCTGCCTAATTTCCTAGCAATCTTTACTCTTAACTGCTCACCACTCTTAGAACCTGAGTATGCTGCTGCAATTCTACCCATTCTATGACCTTTGCGGTCTAAGTATTGGAATAAATCCTTAGCAGGGGCTGTCAGGTAGTAAATAAAACCTTCATCAATAGCACTTCGAATACCTAAACGTGGGAAAAGTGTAAAGATGGACCAAAAATTAACTATTGCAGTTGATAATGCGCTACTAGTAGCACCTTGAAACATGCCAGAAATTAATTTACCTCTGTTTGCCTCATATGAATACTGTGCTAACTCTTGATAATCAAGGGTAGATATAGCACCACGCTCTTGAAATGGGTGAATAATACCCATTGAGTCAAATTTTGTTATGTTATCTTCTACTTTAATGCCAGACTTAGATACAATATTTTCAAATCCTATTGGAACATTTAGTTTCTCAGTTACTGCAACACCAACTGAAGTACCATATTTCTCATCAAGGGTTTTCTTTATATATTCTCTACCCTTTTCAGTTCCTTCAATTCCTAAACGTTGCATAATTGCAACATCAAGGCTGCGAAGCATAGCAACTTGGTCGTTTGCATCAGAGTTAATAAACTTAATAGTTAAAGCCTCTGATAAATCTTTTGGTAATACTTGTCTTGCAGTATTTCTGAAAGTATCTGCACTTTTAATAGATTGAGTTCTGTCAGTAATATTAAGTTTAATCTCTTGATTTTGTGGAGTACGTGCTGCAAGAAGAGATATACGTCCTTTAAGAGTTTTTTTATTAAATCTTGCAAAGTCTACTATCTCTGGACCTATTAACTCAGCCTCACGGGTAGAACCCGCCTTAACAAGGGACTTAGATATCTCCTCAACTGACTGAGCAATTTCTTTAGTAGTACCAGATTTAGGATTTAAAAAGTTACTTAATGCTTTCTGAGCACCAACAGTTAGTCTACGTTGATTACGTGCAGTTGCTATACCATTACGGAAGAACTGAGCACCACTAACTCTGCCAGCCATAAACATAGAAAGATTCTCAACATTAGAGAAAACTGTTTGAGCACGAGCAGCATTAACTACATTATTTCTTTCTAAGAAATCAATAGCCTCATCGTTGTTATACCCAGGAAAACGTCTTTTAATATCATTACGAATTCCAATTTTAGCAATCTCATCTGGTTCATCATTAAGTCTTTTAACAGCAGGACCTAGTTGGTCATCCCATAATTTAACTATGTCTTTGTTGTCTTGGAATATATCTTTAACTCCAGCAACACCAAACTGCTCAATAGTTTTACGCATTTGAGTACCAGTTTGATTCTTAAGACCAAACATTGCCGCTCTAGCAGCAGCAGTTGCTCCGCCAGTTATCCAAGTTAATGGGTCAACAGCAATTTGATATATAAAATCTATAGGACCAGAAACACCTTTAACTCCAGTTGCACGTGCTACATCTCTACCTGGAGATACTTGTGCATACTTAACGCCATCCATTACTTTTTCAAACTCTTCTGGATTGTTGTATGCTTCTTCTAAAGCCTCTAGTAGTTTTTCATTTATTGCACCACCAGCACTGGCAATAATCTCACCTGGTTTTTTACCAGCAATTAAACCTTTTGCTATCTCTACTTTTTCAACACCAAAGTAATCTGCAGCCTCATTTAATGAAGTTTGGTCATAAACTCTACGGCCATCCCAAGCATCACTAAAAGATTCTTTAGTAAACAAACCTTCGCCTTGTGCAGCCTGACGTGCTAACAAGTAAGGTGTATTAATTACTCTATTAAAAACACCAGCAGTTTTAAATAATAAAACTAACGGACTCTTTAAAACATTAAAGCCAGTCTTGATTGCACCAGTAACATAGTTACTAGCGCCTGGTTCTGGCAATTGATAATCTGACTCAGGAAATAAAAACTTTAATTTTTCTTGAGCACTAGGGTCTAGATTGTTAAATTCTTTACGGGCATCATCAATTCTTAATTGATTTAACTTTTTGTTTTTTTCAATAGTCCAACTAAACTGCTCTAGTTGTGCACCTTGTTCCATAGGTATATTTGCAGATTTAGCAGCAGCATAAAGGTTTGGACTAGCCTTGGCTACTATTGGATTAAGACGATATGCCATTAGTATCCTTCGTCAATTAGACTTCTGTATATTAACTCAGCATCACCAGACGGGTCATATGGAATTAAATTTTTAATTACATCTTGAATTGTATATGATGGATTAGGTAGTTTTGGTTTTACTTCTGAACCAGCGCCAGCACCTATATCAATTCCAGTAGTAATAGGTTCTGAAGGACGTGCAGTAGGCGCTAACAATGGCGTTGGCATTTCCATTTGTGGTATTGGATTACCAGCCATAGGCGCTGCTACTTGATTGTCGTAGGTTTGTTGTCCTTGTCCGTATGGTAATCCTGATATGTAGGTTGCAGGTTGTGTTGGACCCCCATCAGTGCGTTGACTAAGAGAGCCAGGGCCTGATACTGGGGCTGGGTTATTCGGTTTTCTATATCCACCTTGCTGTGCCACACTTCCTCCTACTTAGTAAATTGTGTTTTAACATTTGCGGTACCACCGCACCACACATTGTATTGAATTGCTATATTGATTGCTTTCTTTGCAGCCCCTGATGCTTTGGCATGAGCCTTAGTTTCAGACTCCATTGCTGCTAATGCACCAAGCGCTAAGGTTCCACCAGAACCTATTGCATATAAACCTTTATCATCTCGCATATATCCATAGTCATCACTAACTTGATATATCTTTCCATTAAAACAAACTAATGCATCCCAACCCGAGTCATCATCATTCTTTGTTTTAGGTGTTGGGTCGTATCCACCATCTATTATAGTTTGTTTTATAGATGGTAATACTCTAATCATCATAAATCTATCTGGGTCTTGCGTCTTAATTACTTTAGGTGGTTGCCATAAGTTATTAAGGATATCTCCCACAATTGCATCACCTGCAACTGCAATTAGATACTCACCAACTTTTACTATTTTATCGCATCCCTTAGCAACATAAGGTCTGTCTGTATATGTGGTTAAAGTATCTGCGCCAAGTACTGCCCAGCCTTTACCCTGTATTCCAACTATTGCAGTCATGGTCCCCTTCTAAACTATCTTCTTACTACTGTCCTTGCACTAGCGGTTCCTACGCCACCTGAATTTAAACTAGATAAAAGACTTTGTAGTCCACCTTGTTCTGCTTGTGGAGGGATGCCTCCTACTGGAGCAGCGGGAGCAGGGGACGTTTGCTCAACCTGTGTAGCGCCAGTAGGAGGTAATTCTTCAGGTCTGAAGATTTCTTCAATTGCATCCTCAATTGCTACTCCCTTTTGACGGGCTTTAATTACATCTGAAATCTTTACAATGATGTCAGATGGGTCCATTCCTTGTGTAGCCATTTGAGGTATTGCTTGAGTATACGCCCCTAACGCACCCAGTAAAGAGTTACGCATTTCTTCAATCTCAATTTTTTCTTGTTCTTGAGTTACGTTAATACCAAATGGTAGTTCACGCATAACCATGTCTTTAGAAATAATCTTAGCACCTAATGCTTGTAGCATGAAGATAAGTCCCTGTGCTGGATTAAGACCAGCAAGCATGCCATAACGAACATCGGCTGAGTAATCACTTTTAATATCTTTAGAAGGCTTATAGTCAATACTGTAAGGAGAACCAGCATCTACACCACGAACTGTCTTCTCAAAGTCAAAGTATGTTTCATCAACTTCAAATGCAATTGAGATAACATCTTTAAGGGCGGAGGCAAAAATAGCCTGAGCAGATTTAACCTGTGTATCAAAGCCACCCATAAGGGCTTGAACGCCTTGACCAGTAATAATACTTGCATCAAGATTACCAGTACGTGATTCTGGATAACGTGTACCAGTTCTTAATTCTTGTTGTAGTAATGATTGTTCAGTAAATGCACCGCTAGGTATAGGCAGTTCAACACGGCGAACACCTGCAGGATTGTTTGTGCGGATAATAGAATCTCCGCCAAACTCAATTTCTTGAACATCTTGTGGGACAACAATTGGTGCCTGTACAGATTTCTCCGCTGCTTCCATCGCAAGTAATGCGAACCTATTACGAAGTAGTTGGATACCTAGTACGTCATCAAATTGTCCACGCATTTCACCATCAACGCTTGGGCGTCTAGCAACAACAACCATCATCTTTCCAAGTGGATTAACCGCTTGTGAAAGAACTAGATTGCTACGGCTAGGAACATAAATAAGAGATTGGTCTTTATCGTAATAACGAACAAAGTCAATCCTTGCCATTAAGTTTTGTTCGTATCCATCTCTACCCAATAGTTCCATTTCGTACTCTGGGAATTGTGATACTAACTCAGCAATTGATAGTTCATATCTTTTAGCGAAGGCAATGCAGCGTCCGTAGCGGTCAAACTCTGGGTAAGCCCCAATTGGACTTTCTACACGAATACGCGGCAGCCCTGCCTCTTCGTCTAATTCAATTATGAATGGGACGAAACCGAATGTGATGTAATGGTCTGCACCTGTGTACATCTGCACTTGTAAATCTGAATGAGCAAAATAGTTAGCAGCAATGCGAGTACGCTTGTCAGCAAAAGAACGAGCACGGTCAGATACCTGATTAGCGGCTGAGCAGTTAACTGCAGGAAGCGGTGCCATAACTTCTGACAAGTCACGGGCAACAATGTCAATAAAGTTTGCAACTACGTTTGCGTCTACACCCTCTGGAAAGAACTCTGGATATACAGATGCAATCTTACCTTTACGAACAGCAAGTACGTCTTGTGCCCTTGCATCTCTATCAGCAGCACGGTCTTTAAGAGAATCTACTCTCGCTGCAATTTGATTTATTGATAACAATTATTTGCCTTTCTTAAGATACTTACTTCTATCTATCGGCTTTCCAGTTTTTCTTTCAATCTCTTTAAATGTTTTTTCTCTCAACTTTGCTAAAAACTCTGGAGATGGTCTACCACCACGGGCTTCTAGTTCTCTTTCTCTCTTAGCCTCAGCACCACGAATTTGATAAGTCTTTTGCTTAGGACCCATTGGCTTTTTCTTAGCAGCCTTTTTAACAGCCTTGATTATTTTTTTAGGATTAGCCATTATCTGCCCCGTCTATTTCTTTTTTCTACTTGCTTAACTTTCTTTTCCGCTGCTTTAATTTCTCGCAAGGCTTTAATAACTCTACGGTCTGCTTCTTGTTGTTGCACTTTAAATGCAAGTGGATTTACTCCACCTTTATTATAATCACGCTTACCTACTTCACGTAGAATATTAGTTTCTAACTTTGATAAAGGTCTTGGCCGTGGTTCACGCTCATCTATTTTAGAAGTAAACTTTAAACCTGCTGGACGATTCTTAGGTCCAGGTGGATTAATTGGTCCAGTATATTTTTTACCTTTAGGCGCAGGAACACCAGTTCCTTCTCTAACCGCTTTTTTAATTCTTTCTTGATAAACACTACGTTTGCCAGGTGGTGTAATTTTTTTAACAGAAAGGTCTCTAGGAACTTTAGTTGGCCTAGTTGGAATAGTTCCACCAGAACGTTTAAGAGCACTCATGCCACCTATAGGTTTACGTGCTTCACGAGCAGCCTCACGGGCTTCTTGAGTAGATACCTTTGCTATTTTTTTCTTAGCAATATCTACAGCACGCTTCTTAGCAATAATCTTTGCAATTTTTGATACAGGCATTATCTACCCATGTTTCTGTAAACTTTACTTACAAATCTTTTACCTGCTTTAGCAATACCACCAACTGCACGGGTAGCAGGTCCACCTAGTATGTAGGTTGCATAATCTGCTTTGTTGCCTGGGTCAAAAATATAATCTTTTGTAAATTTAATATTGCCAGATGGTTTTAATTTCTTGGTAGGACCAAGATTCATTTTCTTAGACTTAGCCATTAATATCCCCTCATATCTCCACCACGAGTACGATTTGCACGTGCTGGATTTTTCATCTTAAGTTGCATGCGTTTAACTGGAGTATCAACTTGGTCTCTATTTCTTTTAGAAACTTTAGCATTAGCAGCCTTAAGTCCACGCTTGTTTCCTTTAGCAGTGTCCGCAGGTTTTTTTAAATAACCTTCATCTACGGCTTGACGTAACATTTGTTTGGCTCTTAAAATTTCTATTTTTTCGCCTTCACCTTTAATTCTTA